ATTAACTCATCAATATTTGCTTCAGTAACAATTACCCAATTAGGATTCTTTAAACGTAGTGGAGCAGGTTGCTCTAAGTTAAGAGGTGTACGCTCTACCAGTTTTGTCTTAATAACGATCTCTGGCTCAGGTTTTAACCATGCACAACTAGTAAGAAACGCAAGTGATAAAATTGCTAGGTATCTCATGGCTTCTCCTTAGGTACGTAGTTAGGATTTGCTAAGTCTGGGCACTCGTTGTTTGCTTCGCTCTTTTTAGTAGCCGCAATCTCATCGGGAGTTAGTGGGCTACCACTAGCAATTTCCAAACATCGCATAATATTGTTGCTGGCATTGTTAATAATTTTGGTTACTAACTTGGTCTTTTTAACAGCGGCTTTGTCTATTTCACGACGCTTGCCAGTTGCTTCGTTAACTTTATTAAGACGTTCGTTAAGGTCAGCAATACTTTGCTCGCTGGCTTTTTTGCTGGCTTCTAGTTCTTTACTGATTTCTTTTTGTAAAGCGATATCCGCTTCTTTAACTTCTAACAGCATTTTTTGCTCTTCTACTGTTTGCTCGAGAAGTTTTTGGTTAATTCTAGCAGTCTCTAAATCGCTACGTAGTTTCTTAACGTATACGGCTCCGCCGAGAACTGAGGTTATAATTGCTATGATTATTCCTACTTTTATTGATGTAAACATAAAAGTATTTAGTTTTAGTTAGGATATGGACTTCCTAATAAATCTGCATATCTTTGGGCATCGTCTGCAAGTTTGTTAAGTTCATACTTGCCACAAAACTTAAGGAACTTGGCACCTACCATACTTGTAGTTTTTGGGCTACTAGAATCTGCAATAGTCTCTGCTATCTTTAGTTTGATATCATCAGGCTGTGCAGTTAAGTCAATAAGTGTTACATTACGGTTGTAGTCATCTAGTACACGATGTTCTTCACCGTTATGGTCTGTCCAACGTTGTAACATCATGTTATTCCAGTTGAATCCTTTCTTGTCTTTGTCTTCAAATGCTTCTAGCAAACCAATCTTGTTCTTTGTGCCTTTTTTACGCACACCTGGATATGCCGAAAACACATTATCACTGGTGTCACCACGCATGCACTTCTCAAACAACATCCACTTAGGGTTAACTTCTTTAGGCTCTTTGGTTTTCTTGTCTAATACAAGTTCACCTTTCTTATCGTATACACCTTCCACTGTCCAGAGTTGGTCTGTAATACCGTTGTACTGATTTACATTCTCTGCTAACAGTTGTTGGAAGTCTGTGTCACTAGATACAATAGTGTGATGGTCATTAGGATGTGCTTGTATCCAGCCAGCAATTAAGTCATCTGCTTCTAGTTCTGGATGTCGCATGACAGTACAGTTAGACTTTTCTGTTAGGAATGTTTTGATGTCATCAAACGTATCCCAAAACAGTTGATCTTCTTCTGCCTCTGCTTCTGTTAAAGCATCACGTGCCGCTTGTCTATTCTTTTTGTATGGTTCGTAAAAGTCTTTACGCCAGGATCTACCTTCCAAACAAAACACTACGTGTCCTGCGGCTTGGTCTCGCCATGCTTTGGCAACACTACCCAATGTGAGGTGTACTGCAAAGCCAAGTTTGGTCCAATGATCTGACCCACGATGTGCTATATGGCGGGCTCTAAAGAATGTATTTGCTAAGTCGACTATTAAGTATCTCATAGCCTATATTATAGGCTCACTCAGTACTTTTGTCAAGTGAGGCAGTAGATAGTGTGCCCATGCTTGGTGACCATCTGCCATGTAATGCCCGCCACCTGCTTCGGCGACAACACTTGGTCTGACAGAAAATCCTTTTTCTTTCAATATGTTAAAGTAAGTTTGATTTTCTTCGTAGGGATTTATATAGTTGTGATCCCAATCTTTACGGTCATTGACTAGACTTAGAGAAATATGACTATTAAAGAATAGATGTTTTATGTCTTTCTCTTTAAGTTCTTCGTGTAAGTCCCATATTTTCTGATGCCATTTGATATGATGCTCTCTCCATTTTAAGTTGGTGTCTATTACCCATTGTTTATATTTGGTTGCTAATTCTTTAGGTACTTGATCAATACCGCTGCCGTTGACTTGATAATATTCGCCTTCGTGTTGCCATTCTTCACGTTCCCATGTTGTCCAGCCAATAAGAACAAACACATCTTCTTTAACTTTTTCTCTGTAATGTCCTCTGAGGAACTCCTGAGTTGTCCTTAGTATACGATCATTGCTTGCGGCACTTTCTGCATCACAGTACAGTCTTGCTTTTAATAAGTCTGCTAGTCTGCGACTAAAACTAACTGCTAGATTATCTGGATGTGGTTTGCGTTTTAGGTAGAAGTATTTAGAATCGTCTTCTGCGAAACAATACGAGTTAGCGGCTTCTCCTGCCGCTACGTGACTACAACCGTTTGTGTATAATATCATTTTTTAATTATTGTAAAAAGATTTGCGTATTCGTAACCGTCTCTATTTTTATCATCGCTGTACCGAGGAATATATCTTACATATCTACGATAACAGTTCTTCCAAAAAATACGTTCACCATCTATGGTTTTAACTGGGTACCAAGCAAACCAGGTAGACCAATGGTCCCGTTCTGTAACATAATATTTAGGTACCATGGGTGGCATATTATGTTTCCTTACAACTGCTGGAAAGTTGTTGGGCCAGTGCATCTATCAACTATATTCACTCCTGCCATCACCTAGGTCTTTTTTAGTTGCACCTGGATTATTGGCATCATACTGTTGATATGTTTCTAATACCACATGCCTGCAAACATCCTGGAACCAGTTATCCACAATGTCTTCATCTGTTTTGCCTTGGTAACCTGCTTTAACAAGTTTAGCAACAAAGAAGTCATTCCAATCTAGTTCAAAACTGCCGTTACCAGGATTCTCTGGATCAAGTTCTACTTCTAGTACATTGACCCAAGGCTCTTTCTTTTCTGTTGCTATTTCTTTAGCAGACTTTTTAGCCTTACGTTGTTTAGGCTTAGGTTCTTCTTTCTTTTTAAAAACGTTTTTAATTTTATCAAACATCAAGTACTCCAACTGTTACCCCAGATGTCTACATGCAATCTAGGACTGTATCTGTAACCCTTACTTAGTGCGTAATCGGCTACTCGTTTATTATTTTGGTTGTATGCTTCTGCTACACCACCAACAGGCATAATATAAACATTACCGTTTACACCTGCTTTACGATATTCATTAACTGCCTCGTCTACTTCTGCTAGGTGTGCTTCATTCTCAACTACAAACTTCAAGTAAGTATTGCCTATCCAGGAATACTCTGCAACAACATCTGGTTTAATAGCATCTGACCACGCTTCACCACTAGCACTTAGTTTAGGACTTACGCTAAATGTTAAGTTGTGATAGTTGTGTCGCTTGCCTTTCCATTTGTGAAAGAATACTTTGAAATCATCGTGTAACTTCTGTGTACCATTAGTTTCGAATGTAATGTTCTTCAAGTTACTCATGCCTTCATGTTCCAGTAACTTGGAATATATACGTTGCCAACCTAACAATGGCTCGCCGCCTGTAACAACTAAGTGTATGTCAGTGCCGTTGTCTTGTTGCCATGTGTTGTTAGGGATCAAGTCAGTTAGTCGACCAACAAGTGTGTCCATGTCATATGTCGGCGAATACTTTTTAAACTTGGGATGCCAACTTGCATAACTGTCACAGCCTGTTGTAACTAAGGGCAAGTCTTCTAGTTTTTTATACTTGTCGGGATCTTGTTCAACAAGTTTAATTATCTTATTGACTTCATCTGTCTTTTCGCTTTTAGGAAGTCCAAAGCCAGGACATTCAAAGTTGCAACCAAACAGTCTTAAAAATACACTGGGTACTCCAGTAAATCTACCTTCACCTTGTAGACTGTAAAATATTTCACTTACTTTAAATTTCATTGTATCCTCTAATTGTATTTAGATTACTTTGTAAATTATAAATAATTTTGTGACAGAACTCGAAACATTTCTTACTAGCAATTCTGAGTGTAGTCCTGACTTCAGTCAACTTCCTCACGATGCCGACTATGAATGGATAGTTACAGAAAGTAACTTGCCATACATTCCTCTGTACATTCCTGCCCAATGGCCTATGCTGGCTACAGAAGCCATGCAGGCTACTTATCATGAACATAGAGATGATAACAGTAATGGTTGGTCGAGTGTTTGTATTCATGGTATCAGTCAAAAACATACGGATCATTATCAAGTATACGATGATTACAAGCAAATGTCAAATGATAGTGTACCATATACTTGGACTGACATAGATGCTCCGTATACACGTTTTTGGTTAGAAAGTTATTTTCCATACGACGTTTATCACCGTGTGCGTTTTATGAAAGTCAAACCTGGGGGATATATTTTACCGCACACTGATGGCAGTGAATATAGACTAAATGCTGTTAATATTGGCATTTGGAATCCCAAAGGTTGTAAACTGGTCGTTAAAGACCAAGGTACTGTGCCGTTTAATCATACGGGCAGTATCAACTTGTTTGCTAATAACTTTGAACATGCTGTCTACAACGACAGTGATGAAGACAGATATCATATGATTATACACGGTTATCCAGAAAGTCCAGAAGTCAGTGAACGTTTTCGTAACTTAGTCATTGAAGGTTACAGGTCCTTGTTGCCAGGGATCCATCAAGTCTAACACAAACTTCTTACCAGTTGCTTGAAGTCCATCTATTAGACGTTGTCTATATTCGTAGACTTGCTTTTTGCCAATAGTAACTAGTGCATACTCCATATTGAATGCATTGCTTAACCACAAGTAACTAACACCACTGTTTGCTACCATTTCTATTATGCGATCCTGTCCATTTTCTTTG